GGGAACGAAATTCCTGACCACATCAAAGAAACTTACAAGACAGTTTGGGAGATGAAAGGTAAAAATCTTCTTGATATGGCAAGAGACAGAGCGATCTTCATTGATCAATCACAATCTCTCAATATGTTTATGAAAGATGTTACTCACTCAAAACTTTCTTCAGCACATTTCTACGGTTGGGGACTTGGACTAAAGACGGGTATGTATTATTTGAGAACCAAAGCTAAAGCTTCGGCACTTAAAGGACTCGGAGTTGATATGAATGAAATAAAAATCAATGAAGATTATTTGATACAATCGGTTCCTGTAACACAGGTAAATATTCCTGATGAAATCACAACCGAGATGATGTCAAAAGTATGTTCAATAGATGATCCCGACTGTTTGACTTGTTCAGCATAACAAATAAAACTCCAACCAAGTGTTGGAGTTTTTTATTTCTAATAATATTTATTTTTCATGAGACAATTAATTAAAAGAATATTAAAGGAAGAATTTAATGTTCCACAACCAGGTGAATCATCAGGTGAACCAATATCACAAGAACAAAAAGATAATATGGATTGTAGAGTAGATTATCTTACCATAGATGAAATTTTGGATGGAAGAATAAAAGATATACCATATTATAAAGAAGTTGTGGAAGATATAATGAATAAAGATTATTCATGGGGTGTAACAAAAAAGGTAATAGAGTATGCTAACTATATGAAGAATAATCCTCAATCTTTGGAAATCTTACCACCTATTGTAGTTATAGATGATAAGATACAAGATGGGGCACATAGAATATCGTCTATATTTCTGTTGTATCAATATATGGATAGGAATAATTCTTTTTGGACTAATGTTAAATTAAAAGTAGAGTTTTGTTATACGTAAATCACCACATAGTGGTAGGGGTTTTTTATTTCTAATAATATTTATTACTATGAGAGAATTAATTAAAAGAATATTACGGGAAGAAGCTAACTGGAAGTGGGATAGTTTTGACGATGCAATTCCGTTACCTGATGGGGAGTTAAAAAAATATATTTTACATTCCACCACTATAGATCCATTATTAATTTACAATAATGGTATTGAACCTCATTGTGCTTCAAAATCTTCACAATGGACTAACTATAGATACCCATGTAGTGTTTTCGCCATGAATGGGTATCATGAAATATGGTCACAACGAGATACTGAAGGGGTTGTGGTTATTGATACAACATTATTAAAAAACAAATGGTGGTATGACCCAGCATTATATAATGAAAAACAACACGATTATACCAAAATAGCAATTGTTACTGATGAAAAAATACCTGCCGATGCAATAATAGGTGTGTTGTGTATAAGAGACCTATTTAACATGAAAAATGAATTTCATAGAACAAAATCTGATGAGTCCACACAAAAATACCTTGATGCCGTTATGAAAGAAAACTCCGAAAAATGGTCTTACGATTGTGATGCTAAGCGTGAGTATGAGCTTGAGTATGAAAGGAAAAAGAGGAATCAGGAGTTTTAGAAAAGGATTAAATTAAAAGTAGAGTTTTGTTATACGTAAATTACCGCATAGTGGTTTGGGTTTTTTATTTATAAAAATTTACTATACTATATTTATCTGTAATGGCAAACGGAAAAACTTATGGTATAGCATTTCCTTTTAGAGATTCACTCAAAGGTGACTATTTGGCACTGACTGAAACTCCCGAACAGGAAATTAGATCCAACCTCATCCATCTTCTTCTCACAAGGAAGGGATCAAGATATTTTCTTCCAGATTTTGGAACAAGGTTATATGAATATATTTTTGAACCTTTGGATGGGCCAACATTTGGGGCTATTAGAGCCGAAATTCAACAAGCGGTGGACACTTACATTCCAAACTTGAGAATTGACAATATTGAAATTATTCCTCTTTGGCAGGATACTGAAACATTTGCTAACGGAGAATATGTAAGTGACCAACCTGAATATAAAATATTTGATATTTATAGAACGGCCGGACAGGGTGTTCAAGAATACACTGCGAAAGTAAAAATTTCTTTCACCATAACCTCAGATGCATTTGAAACAAAAGATTTTGTAATACTTAATATCTAAAATGGCAAATAGTAGAATACCATATACAAGTAGGGATTTTGAGGCGGTGAGATCCGACCTCATTAATTATGTTAGACAATATTATCCCGATGTTATTGATAACTTCAATGATGCATCCATTTTCTCAGTATTATTGGATCTCAATGCGGGTATTGCGGATAACTTAAACTATCAAATTGACCGTAGTATACAAGAAACTGTACTACAATACGCTCAACAAAAATCTTCTGTTTTCAATATTGCAAGAACATATGGATTGAAGATTCCGGGTAATAGACCTTCAGTTGCGGTTGCGGATATTTCAATTACCGTTCCTGCTTTTGGTGATAAAGAAGACGAAAGATATTTGGGTGTTCTAAGGAGAGGAAGTCAGGTAATCGGTGGTGGTCAAACTTTTGAATTGATTTATGATTGTGATTTCTCTTCACAATATAATACACAAGGTTTTAATAACCGAACAAAAATACCTAACTTTGACGCAAACAATGTCCTTATTAACTATACAATCACCAAAAGAGAACCCGTCATCAATGGTATTACAAAAGTATTCAAAAAAGTCGTAACACCTGCCGATTCAAGACCATTTTTAAACATATTTTTACCTGAAAGAAATGTGTTGGGGGTTACTTCCGTAATTCAAAAAGATGGTACAAACTATGCAAATGTACCATCAAACGCGGAATTTATTTCATCGTCTGATAAATGGTATGAGGTATACGCATTGGCTGAAGATCGTGTATTTGTGGAAGATTCTACAAAGCCAAGTGACAAACCGGGTGTTAAGGTTGGAAAATATATTCAAACAAACAATAGATTTATCACTGAATTTACACCCGAAGGGTTTTTAAAAATGACTTTTGGAGGTGGTACTACTTCATCACAAGAACTTCTAAACAGTTTTTCCAATACAGGTGTCTTACCGAATATTCAAACCTTGAGTAACAATTTTTCTCTTGGTGCAACACTGAAACCAAACACAACTTTATTCATTCAATATCGTGTGGGTGGTGGTAAAGGAACAAACTTGGGAACAAATGTAATTACACAAGTCGGTACGGTTGATTTCTCAATCAACGGGCCATCAAGCATTATCAATAATCAAGTAAAAGGATCTTTGAGGGTTACCAACCCAGTCGCTGCGGTTGGAGGTGCCGACAAACCAACTTTGGAAGAGGCGAGAAACTTCGTAGCGTTCAACTTCGCAGCTCAAAAGAGAGCTGTGACAATCAACGACTATCAGTCTTTAATTCAAACGATGCCAGGACAATTTGGTGCACCGGCAAAAGTTAATATTACTGAAGAAGACAACAAAATCAAAATTCAAATGTTGTCTTATGATGCTGACGGAAAACTTACTCCGATAGTTTCAAATACCATCAAACAAAATGTTGCTAATTATCTTTCAAACTATAGAATGATAAATGACTACATTTATATTGAAAGTGGACAAGTAATTGACCTAAAGTTCCAAGTTCAAGTTGTATTGGATGCGGTTCAAAATCAGGGAGAAGTAATAACAAATATAGTTAACACCATTTCAACATATATGGACCCTATCAACCGAGTGATGGGTCAAGATGTCTTCATCGCTGAACTCAACAGTTTGATTCAAAATGTGGCTGGTGTTATTACCGTTACATCAATAGATGTGTTTAATATGTTGGGTGGTCAATACTCATCAGATCCGATCAGTCAACCTTATTCTGACGAAACCACAAAACAAATTCAATTGATAGATCAAACCATCTTTGCTCAACCAAATCAGATGTGTCAAGTGAGGTTCCCAAGTAAAGATATTTTGGTATCTACAAAAAATTTCTCGGGAGTCAATATCTCCTAATGATTTTTCTTGGTATATGATTATTTTATAAAATACGAAATTTCGTATTTATAAAAAAATGCCCGACTTATGTCAAAAAGTTTTAGAATAAGAACTGAAGTAGGAGTTGATCAACAAATCCAACTTGAACTCAACCAAGATTTTGATTATTTAGAAATACTTTCTTTAAAGTTAAGACAAAGTGATGTCTATGACCGAAATTGTTCAGATTATGGTGTCATTGCTGGTAGAGTAATAGTAAACAAAGGTTATGGGGTTCCAAATGCAAGAGTATCAGTTTTTATACCTCTATCTGATATTGATTCTTTAAATCCCTTAATATCAACACTATACCCATATAGAGATTTATCCACCAAAAATGAAGACGGATTTAGGTATAATCTGTTACCTTATGAACCGAGTTATCCTGGTCATGCGGCAACAGGTTCATTTCCATCGGCGAACGATGTTTTGACAAGATCGGAGGTTATTGAGGTTTACGATAACTACTATAAGTTTACCACTAAAACTAATGAAAGTGGTGACTTTATGATTGTAGGGGTTCCCGTAGGTGAAGTTGCGTTAAATGTGGATTTGGACCTATCGGATATGGGTTGTTTTTCTTTATCACCATCCGATTTGATAAGAATCGGAAGAGCATCCGAAGGTCAGTTTGAGGGGGGTAGATTCAAAAGTTCAACAGATTTAGAAAGTTTACCGCAAATTGTGAACTTTGTAAGAAGTGTAAATGTAAGTCCATTTTGGGGAAATAATGAAATATGCCAGATTGGTATCGCTCGAGCGGATTTTGATTTGAGAGATTTGGGGATTACTATAACACCTCATTCTGTTTTTATGGGATCCACATTCTCCTCATCCAATACTGACTATATCAAAGATCAAGGAAGTGGAAATAAACCTTGTAAGGTCAAGCCAAAACTTGGTGATTTATGTGCTAGTCAAACATCACCAGGACGAATTTTATCCATAAGACAAACGGAAGGGGTGGATGAAAATGGGGATCCCGTTCTTGAACAATTTAATTTAGAAAATGGTGGTAGAGTAATCAATGAAGATGGATCTTGGCTTGTGGAAGTTCCGATGAATTTAAATTTTGTAACCACGAATGAATTTGGTGAACAAGTCCTTTCAAACGATCCAACAGTCGGTATTCCTACTGAAGGAAAATATAGATTTAAAATTGAATACGACACAAATCAAAAATTTAGTGATGTTCTTCAAAGAGCTGATTTTTTGGTTCCAAATATCAGAGAATATGGTTGGGATTCGGGAGGTAGTCAAGATCCTGCATTTTTGGATGAAAATACAAATCAAAATATACTATTCCAAAAGTCATATTCTTTCAGTTTGAGTTGGGATGATTATCCTGATAAAGATATTGCAATCAATTGTCAGGATTACTTCTATAATATGGTATATAACAAAGTATATACCGTAAGTAATCTGATTGATCAATACAAGTCGGCAAATGTAAAGGATAAGTTTACGGGTATTAAAAAGATATTGGATAGAACTTGTGAATCAGAAGTTAACAAATTTCCAACAAATGACGGTCACAAAGATTTTGATTTTCTTTTCTTTTTGTTACAAATATTATTGGGTATTTTATCTCCTATAATTTGGATTTTGATCTATATTGGTCACATATTATTTACCATTGTTGCCACAATTTGTTTTGTTATTTGTGCACTTAAAAGAGTTGCTGATTTAGTTAATGTTACAATTAATTGTCCTGGTTTTTGTACTGGTTGCGGAAGTGAAGAATGTTCATTCGAGTCACCCATTATAATATCCTTACCTATGTTAACCTATCCCGATTGTACGACTTGCGATTGTTCAACAGAGGAAGGGGCACCACAAGAACAACCACCTGGAGATATTGTACCAAGTGAAAGCGAGTTAGACTCGGGTAATTCACTTTTAGTGAACACAAATGCCAGTTCATTCTATAATGATGATGACAGATTTATAGATCCTTATAACCAATTTAAAGGTAATGGAGGATGTTGGGATACTATAGCAACTTATACAGAACAAAGTGGTAATGACTTCAACTATCAATTACTTCAACCACTTCCGCCCCTCACATTAGAACAATTCAGGGATGCTATGAAAGTTCTAATTGCGGGTGTTCCTGTAGGTGATATTAATGCTAGAGGTGGTAGACCTTTTAGATTAGAAAACACTATTCAGGGAACTGTAAGATATGAACAATTAGTCGGAAACAATATTAATGAAGAACCTATAACTATAGAAACTAATACGGTATTTTGGAGTGACACGATTACTTTGTCTCAAAAGTTAAATTATTTCTCAAACAGAGAATTATATTTTGATGAAAACTGGAATGGTGTAAACAGAATTAAGATTGAGGTTAATAAGGAACAATATCCTAATAGTCAACCATATTATGATTATGTTGTTCCGATTCTTATTGAACCCACCGCCGATGTTACTCAAGGATCTTTATTAACTTTCCAAGATCCATCATTATCAAATGACCCCAACCTTAGTGGTAATACATTTGTGACAAATTATGGAAACGGTATTGCTAAAGTTATTAGTTATGCTGATTATGACAATATAAATAATCAATCATCCACTGCAAATATATTCGTAAATATTCCCGAACAAACCTATGCTTTCCAATATCCGACTGATTCGGAATATTTCCAAGTTGTAAAAAAATATAAAGTTTCAGAATTAATTGACCTTCTTAACTCAGGTGAAAACACTTTGGATGGTAATTTTATTTCTGAATATCTTTTACATACACAAGAATTTATAATTAGATCGTATAAAAGTTATTCCGCTAGTGATGGACAAGGTGGTGGTAGATACGATGATATTATTGTAGATTTGAATAGTGAATACAATGCTCAATGTAACTGTGGTGAATTTTTCACTCTAAGGCCTATAGAATTAAATACCGATTGGTTGAATTTAGAAGTTGCATTTTTGGTCAGAGGTGTTGACCCACATTCACCGACTCAAACAATTTCATACGATTTGTCAAGAATTATGGGTGTTGACGGATGGGGATTTGAGGTTGTTACAGGTGAATATAAATTGAATATTCCTATTCAAAAAACACCGGCAAATGTTATGACATTTAACGGAACACCCAAACGATTTACTACCGCTGTTGATCATAAATCATTGAATAACTCAAACTCACCGGCCAATGGAATTTTCTTTGATTCATTCTTAAGGGGATATAATTTGGGTGGTGGGCAAGGTAAAGGTGGTGGATTACCTTCACAACCGTATACTGCTTTTACAACAAATTTACCGCAATTTTATTTGGATGGTGGAGAAAATGTTACACACGAAGTTCTTTGGGCGGAAGGTGGGAATCCATATAACTTGAATACGTCTGACACCATTTATAGTGGAACCGTTTATCAAGGTGGATGGAGAGGGTTGGGTGGTAATTGGTTAAGTAGTTATCCTCAGGGATCTGCGGATTTACAAACCAACCTTACCCAATATAATCTTTATTTCACTTATTCATTTAATGCTGAATCTAATCAGACTGGTAGTCCTGAAGTAGATGGATATGCTGTCAATATAGAAGGACACGCTTACAATTCCGATTTAGCTACTGCAACGCCAAATTATTATGTATATGATGAATTTATAATAAACGAAACTAATTGTAACTTCGTCGGTTCTAGTTTTGCGAGATCGAGTTCAAGAGTTAAGATACAATTACCTGGACGAGGTAGAACCATGTCCTACACATACAAACTATATGGAATTCCCCAAATAGAATGTAACAATCCAAATGGACTTGTATTCAGAAGTGATAGATTACCAGGTTCTACAACAGAACAAGGGGCTGGAAACCCAAATGCTGGTGGATATATTGATACACTTATTATAAATAACAATGGAACTCCAACCACTATCACAACCACAGATAATAGATTCGCTCTTCACCAAAATAGTAATTTCTATATTGCAAATTACGGAAGTGTTTCTGAGGGAACTCTGACGACCGAAGCTTCTATATTACAGGGGGTTTACCAAGTTGCGGGTTCTACGGGTGTTGCTGGTGATTCAGGAGCATATGAAGATTTTAACGAAGAAATGGATGACGCTAACGATCCAGCTTGGTCAGGAATGACAAATTTAATTCGTTCTTTCCAATGTGAGGGAATGAGAGAGTTGGATTGCTATTATATTGATGAAAACGGTGATATACAGATAAGTGACGAGGAGGACAATCCAAATGGATGTAACCCAGATGAAGTTCAAAATGGTTGTTATAGGTTATTCAATAGACTTTTAAGGATTGCTGAAGACATCCAAGATTTTAATGAATGGAGACAAAGATTTACCATTTCATTTGCACTTTGTCGTGATGTGTTTTCTTTGGATTTTATTAACAATTGGGTGAACGGAACCTTGTTTATGCCCACCTTTCAGATGAATACCTTCTTTGATTCTGATAACCAACCCTACTATTCATATTGTAAGGATCTTATTGCGTTTAACGATCAAACAAACAGTTTTTATTATAGATCGTCACCTTGGGCTGTTCAAGAAAATCAATTCGGAGGATCTTTTGTTGGAAAACCTGGCCCTGAAAAGGGAAATGGTCTTTATCAAGGGGCTAATATCAAACAACTTGGAAGACCAACCACCATTATGGATTTGGGTCCGAAGGATGAGTTTATGAAGTTCGTTTGTTTTTCAGATGATTTTGAAGGTTATAATGTAAACAACCTCAAGACAACGACTTTCCAACCTATGGAAGACCTTTTGAACTTCTTTGTTATCTCAAGGATGATCAACTTTAATGGTTGGAGAGCTCTGTCCAACAATCAGGGTTTAATCAATCAGTTCTTTACAAGACCTGATAAGAGGATGGATGGTGACTTTACACAACTTGCATCTTTCCAATCTGAACTTGGAGTTAAACCCTTCTTGGGAACCAATTATAACTACAATCAAATTGAATTTGGTGTTGCTGACACACCTGAATCCAATAATTATCAAAATTATGTGTTGTCTGTAATGTTTACAGGTGACACCTCGGTCAGAAAAATTGTTACCCCCGGTGTTTTACCATATATTAATTTTGGATATCCTCACACTCAACAAGTTCCGTTCTATAGATGGGAAAGGAAGTATGGCACACCGTATAACTCCACCACTTGGTTCGGATCTGAAGGAAACAATTGGGTTACTCAAACACCATTCTTAGCTAATGGTTATCAAAACTTGGATTTTACAAATGCAACATCAGACTATTTCAACCAAGAGTTAGGTGAAGGATTGTTTGCGATTTATGATCAAAACGGAAATCCAAGATTTGATGTCGGTGCATTACAACTGATCTCAGAACCCGATAACAGAAACCTAATCGGAGCTCCATTC